CATTAACGGCTCGTCATCATTACGAATACGAATACCTCTAGCCTTAAAGCCAGAAGGTAAGTTAGCCAAGGTTCCAGCATCTATAAGTTGGCGTAAAATACTCGTGGCGGCACGACCAAGACCACCAATCATATGTATTAAACCAAAGCCATAAAAACCAAGGCCAGGTAAAAACTTGTAATGCACAAAATACTGTCGCTTGCGCTTAAATGGATCGTTCTCATCATAATTTCTGCGTATCGCTAATACTTCGCCAGAACCATGATCCAAGGTCACAATGTAAGGTAACTTAATACCCGTTGGTTCCCCTTCAGGCCCTACATCTTCAAAACCCTCTATATCCAGATTAACATGTATCTCTAGTAAAGTGTGCACATCATCTGAGTAAGATTTACTAACGCCCTCTAACTCTTGGATCTTTTCCTTAACCTCATCATCCTCGCTGTCATCAGATGCACTAATCTCCACATCACGAAACACTTGAGCAACCTGCATCTTGCGTAATTCGTTTTCGTCCATGCGTAAAACATGGGTAACACGAGGCGCTGTCATAAGGTCAGACGCTGTATAAGGAATGATTAGATCTTCTGCACCTACAAACTTAGATACCGCTCGATCCTTGGGGCCATCAAAGTAAACCTTCTTAAACGTAGAACCAGATAGTGGTAAATAAAATAACATCTGATCCATGTCTGGGTCAAATTCTTCCATCACTTCCGTAATCTGGTAATTCATAAATTCTTTAACGCGCATGGACTGCGCTTCACGCTCCGCTGACTGTGCACCTAGAACTTGAGTTCTTACTGGACCGCCAGAGGGCAATAATTCTTTGTAAGCTTGCGCTTGAAACTGGGTTACAGACTCAGAGATCAATGGATGCGTAACACCAGACGCTCCTTGAAACGGTTGGCTACGCTCGGAGTAATTCAAGCCAAGTAAATCTAAACCCTTGGTATAAGCCTCTCGCCACTCGGAACTGGACTCCAAGTCTTCTTCGTACTTGTCCCTAAGATCCGTGGATATCTCTCCTAGAATATCGTCAGGTAATGCTTCTGCCAAGTTTGCGTCATGATCGTAAGCTTGAGCCATCATCTCTTGTTCTTGCATACCGCCTTCAGCTAACGCCTGAACAATTGCACCGCCCATGCCGTCTTGAATGATTTCGGCACCTCCAGCGAAATCTTCTACTTGAGGTATCTCTACATCTACAGACGGTAAATCCTCAGATGCTCCACCTTGCATAAATCCTGAATCAACAAGTGATGGTGTTCTAGCCATTAGTAGTACTCCCTCTGTTTCGGATACCATTCGCCGTTCATGTCGTCTTCTCCTTCTAGCGTAATAAATCCGCCTTGTCTAAACCTTATCAGAGCCATCGTCATGCTGTCTACATAATCGTCATGATCACCATTGGGAAATGCAGCGCATTCATCTATGACTTCATCTGCAAACTTCTTCTCTGGTGCCCATACCATACCCGCCTCGAACAAGGGTGCAACCATGTGCATTCTCGTCACCTTATCACGTCCTTTGCCCGGTGTATAGTTCATGACAGGAATGCCCGCTCGACGCAGCTCGTCCGTCAAAGGTGTACCTGATGCCTTGGCCTCAATAATTACCATGTCTGGCTCCCAGTATTCGTACTCCTCACCCGCAACCTCTTTTAACTCTGGGAAGTTCCAACGCCCTCTTCTACCATCAAGTAAGATAATATGGTCTGCGCCACCGTCTTCAGGATTAAAGACACCCCAAGTCGTGATCGCACTGTAGTCCGCAGTCTCTTTCTTAGAGAATGCTGTATCGTAACTTTGTATGATGTACTTGATAGAAGGGGTCTCTTCCTTCTCCCACAGGTTCCACCACTCCTTTTTAACGATTGCACCCTCTGCAGCGGTCGGTTGTTGTTGCCACTGAGCATTCCATTTACCTACAGGTAGGGACGCTTTTACCGCTAAAAGGTCATCTTTTCCCCAAAATTGGGGCCATAATGGCTCATTTGAGGGCATAATCGCTGGAAACTCCACAACTTCCCAAGTATCGGAAAGAACGTCAGATCCTTGCGCTTTTAACAGTCTTCCAGTCAAATCTTTCATGCCCCAGCGCGTCATAACCACAATAATCGCTCCGCCAGGCTGTAAACGCTGTCTTGGGCCAGAAGTATACCACTCAAAAGCGTTTTCAAACGCAGATTCGCTCAATGCGTCTTGTTCCGAGTGCGGATCATCAATGATAAAGAGGTCAGCACCACGACCTGTCACCGCAGCACCCACACCAGCCGCAAAATACTCGCCTCCTTGCTCCGTTTCCCATCTTCCAGCCGCTTTACTGTCAGCTTTTAGCTCAGAATTAGGAAAAACGTCCTTATATTGGGGATCCTCTAGCAAATCTCGCACTTTTCGGCCAAATCTAACCGCCAACTCCGTGTTATGGGTGGCCTGAATGATCTTTAACTTCGGATTTCGACCCAAAAACCACGCAGGCATGAGGTAAGAAGCAAATTCTGACTTAGAATGACGCGGAGGCATATTAACAATAAGCCTTTTTAGCTTACCTTGAGCAATTAACTCCAGTTTTTCAGCAATAACTCGGTGATGCCGCCCCTCGATAAAGCCCTCATACACATGATGAACAAACGGCATGAACTTATCTTTAGCTTCTTCGCGTACAGAGAGCCGTACTTGCGCCTGTTTTAGGGAAAGTATCTCACGAAGAGCTTCTTCGGGTACTGTTTCTAGGCTCATCTAACAGGGTAGTTCCTCATCATCGGTACAATCCCGCCGCCAGCAAAGTTTCCATACGGATTAACCGCTGGTTTTAAGAAATTCATGTTACTTGCACCAGGATTAAGAGTGTTAAACTGAACATTGGAAGTGTACATATCAGAAAAGTCTGGGCGAAGCATGGTTCCTTGTCCTGGCTGATAGCTATAAGGCGTATATGCGCCACCCGTACCTCCGCCAGTGCCGTCTCCTGTTCCAGATTGAATAGGCGAACATTTCTGACCATCAAAAAACTCAGCGCCAATCACACAACCGTTTGCATCAACAGATGTTACATCTTCTGGCGGGCCTTCGTCGCTGCTTTTACTCGCTGCCGCCATATCTTGGAAATCACTAACAGCTTGATTGGCACCTGTAAAAGTTTGCGTGCCAGCGGCATTTGAGAATAATTCAGGCATTGCATTAATACCACCAACAACATTCGTTGTGATCCCAGCTGGACCGCCCACAGCATTTCCAGCCGCGTCCGTTGCAACAGAACCAACTATCTGACCTTGAGCATTATAAGCAGGCTGATATGTGTTAACATTCTCTACAGCGCCGATCCCCGTTCCAAGAATACCCGTGTTAGGAGCGTTAGATCCTTGAGCCAACTGTGTTAATATGTTCTGATTCTGGTTTAACTGATAGTTTTGATTTAAAGCATCAACTCCAGTTCCCAATAATCCGGGAAGACCAGAATCTATCTGAACGCCTTGTTTAGCTAATTCTTGGTTAACCTGATCAATGTCCTCATTGCCTGTGAGATTTCCAGCACCGATCTGTGCACCAAGGACATCCATAGCCGCAGCTTGGTTCGCAGCCTCAAGAGAGTTTTGATCTTGGGCCAAGTTCATGCCCGTATTGTTAGTCGTGGTCGTAGATCCGCCCGTCATTGCTTGCGCTGTTCCTGGATCCATCGCTACTGTTGGCTGTCCCGTAAGAGGACTTGTTCCATAAAGATCCGCCGCTGTTACACCTGTGCCTAAGTCTTGAGTCTGCATATCTACATCTTCGTCTTGAAGACCCATAGTACCTGAAGGTGTTGTTACATCCATGCCCGTGCCAACTGGCGCACCCATTAAAGACTCTGCGGCTGCTGGGTTGTTAGGGTTTTGATTGTTCAAAGCCTCGTTAACCGAAGCTATTGCGTCAATACCAACTGGAGAAGTGCTCAACGCTTCAAGATCACCTGTAAGACCTGTATCAACAGTAATGCCTGATGGATCTTGAACACCAACAGGTGTCATAGCATCAAGAACAGTAATGCCTGATGGATCTTGAATGCCCGTTTCTGTTGGATCGGCAATACCCGCACCAACAATACCCGTTGCCGCCGCCAATGCCGCTGGATTTATAGCCGCATCTGACGTAACCGCATCAGCCGCTGTAAAATCTACAGGTGAAACAGCATCTCCACCTAACAAGCCGCTCATACCTTGATCAAAAGCCGCTGCATCCGCCGCAATACCTTCTTCCATCGCTTGCGCCGCGCCAAAGGAATCACCTACAGGATCTATCATGCCTAAAGTATCTTCAGACACTCCGCCAAACAAACCACCGTAACCCGTGCCAACTTGAGCCGCTGCCTGTCCCGGAGAAACACCAAAGCTTACATTAGAACCAAGATTCGCTACATCAACCTCACCAAGTCCACCCAACGCATCAGAACCAGCAAGATCGCCTGAAGACATCCCCATGTCGCCAGCTCCAAAACCTACATCTACTGCATCAAATCCTCCAGCGTCCGCTTCCGCTGCACCAAAATCAAATCCTCCAGCATCACCCGTAGCAACTGCCGCATCTACGCCGCTAATATCTCCAAAAGAAGCATCCGCTGCTCCTGGACCAACACCGCCAGTGCCCGTGCCAGCCGTACCGCCCGCTCCACTTACATCTGCTCCAGCTCCACCAAATTCACCTAGATCTCCATCAACACCGCCAGGGCCTTCACCGCCGCCTCCGCCGCCATCTCCACCTCGAAGAAGTTCAAATTTACGAAATCCAAATAGATTGATGCCTACCATCATAATCTCCTATAGCTCTTGCCCGCCTTCCAAAGACGACGAGATCCCCGTGCATAAAATCTTGTCGCACTAATTTCTAAATCCTCATCCCTATATAACTTAGAAATCTGATCTTGTATATAGCGCGTGAATTTCAAAACATCCTTGGGACCAGAGTCACACACAAGTGTACAAAAATGCAAGATCTTTCCGTCATTTCGACAAAAAACTTCTTCACCATTATAAAAGTCCTCGTCTATCTCCTCTCGCGTCATAAACGCATAATTGCAAAACCCAATTAATTTACCATCGCGCCTGAGAACAAAAAACTTCTTCTCCCGGATCGAAGGAACAATAGAATTGTAAAACAAAAATATCCCACGGCGGTGATAATAATCACGATCCGCAACTAACTCGCAAACCTCTCCCAATAATCTATAATCCATTAACCCGTGCACTCCCCATCATCTGCCTGACAAAGAAAAGACTCATCGTCAAAGATAAAAGAACCTTGACGCTCAACAAAAGATCCAATGTCCGAGTAACTACGGCTCTTGTGAAATGTCGTCCCAATCTTCTTCTCCATCGCCGACCACCACGCCATACGATCAGGATGCTCCCGGAACATAGCAGCTAATGTCGCCTCGCTCTTTAAAAAACAACCATCACAATTACCAGCACCCTTCATAATCTCTAAATCAAAAGAATGACGCTTCCAAAAAGACATGACATCTTCATTCGTATCTCCGCCCTCGTACAAAGGATACCAGTTTATCCAACGGTTGTCCCTTGATTCTTTGACCCTGTGCCGCTCGTCCGCTCGAATACCAATCGTATTAATCCAACGTTTCCAACCACAAGACACTAAATAACGCTTCATCGTGCGTACCTTTAACTCCTCAGTACAAAACCTCTTGGCAACATTAGGTAAAAAAGGCTTATAGATCAAAGTATCAAAAGGCTCACCAGATTGACTGGCAGAATTATGATTAACAATATTAAAGCCAACCTTGTTATCACGTCGCGTATATTCCAACCAAGTAATAGGAACAGACCAAGTGTCCGAGATCCGTTGAACAAAGTCCAATGTCTCTGGCATCTCGCGTCCCGTGTTCGCAAAAAGAACCTTACAACGATCTGGTAAATCACCATTCGCTTCCAATACCTTATGCAACATATATCCGCTGGTGCGCCCTCCACTAACCGAGAGCAACACATTTCCCTTTGGAAGTTCATAGGCCAAATGAAAATATCCTCCTATAACAATATATACCCAAATGAAAATATATTTGCAATAATTTTTGGGGGTAGGGACTCCTGGACCTCGATCCTGGGAACAGGGGCGGGGGGTCAAAGGGGGTAGGGGTCTCCAAATGAAAATATCTCCAAATGAATTTATTCATCTAGGGTGGGAGGGCGGGACGGAAGCGGCCGCCCGATTTTAAGGGGGTGTGGGGGGCCTGACCCTGGCCGTGACCCGACCCACTTGCCCCAAGTAACCCCTAGCCTGTGGACATCTGCAAGGATCTGAGAGGTAGTAGGGGTCTGGAACATAAGGTGAACGTTACGTTACGTCATAATAATAAGTGACGTTACGTCACAGTTGACATAGATTAATTGCATTAATCAACAAATACTTGTTGACATTGCAAGCAGCTTGTGACCATACTGTAGTATGGAAATCATTAGAAAGGATAGACCATGCCAATAAGTAAAAGACAAATGACAAATGCAGTTACTAAGATTGCCACGAATGATAACAAAGCTTTAGTTCTTGAAGCATTGGTTGAGATTATAAGCACTCAGTTTAATGATGGTGTACAATCAGATTGGGACGCTACAAATATGTTAAAGAACTTGTGTACTAGAAAGCATAAGGACGTTGATCGCCTAGCTCAAGACAAGGGCAATATGACATTGCACATTGTCAGTACAAAAAAAGTTAAACCTAAAGAATATGATCTTAATAAATATTTCAGACAGTGGCATAGTTAATAGCTGAGTGAGCATTCGCAAGAGTGCTCACCTTGATATTAACCTCTATTTTGAAAGGATAGAACATGAAAAATTACAGTGAAATATCAGATAAAATCCATCAATACAAATTGATTGAACGTGCGGTTCAATTACTACTACGCCAAGCGCATGGTGTCGAAGCGGAGAAAAAAGAAACTGATAAAGTAATTCAAGGCCTAAACCAATGGTTATATGATTGCGGTAATGACGCAAAGTTTTTAACAGCGTTAATTCATCACAATTGGAAAAACTCATGAGTTTTTATGCTTCATGTAGTCCTGATATTTGGATTGGCGACGATGGAACTTTGGACACGGTAGTAATTTACTACCGTGACAAGGTTAAAGAAACGCATCGTTATGACTCAGAATATAGGTTTTCATTTAAGAATGATGATGAATTTTTAACAAGTGTCTTTGAAGAGATATCATAAAAAAATAGTTAATAGCTGAATGGACACTGGCAACGAGCTGGTGTCCATTAATCCAAGTTGGCCGTCCAACTCGATAATACAATATATTATAGTAATGGTTATTACTATAAAGAGCGCGTCAAGTTCTGGTTTAAATAGAAGCCCGAAAGCCCGAACCCGAATCCGAACCACCAAAAATTCACCCGAAATTAAATGATATTTACTGCAATTAATTGTTGCATTCTACACGTAAATAGTGCAGTCTATTCTTACATGATTAACATATAGAAAGGATTTTATCATGAAATACAAATATACAACAGAGGTAGTAGTAGAGGTTGAGTTAGACCAAACAGACGGCGCTTTATTAGTTGATGCGCTTTCAATTGCATATGAGCACGGCGAAAACTATAGGCGCCCTAGGTATCAGAAACTACTTAACGATATTGTGCAAGCGTTTAACAATAACGATCATGGTAGGATCTATGAACCAGAGTTAAAAATTGCTAACGAAAAGTAAAACTAATGGGCGCGTAACGCGCCCATTTTTCATTATTGGAGGGATAAAATGAATATGACAATGCAATCAGCTCAAGCTTACGCAAGGGGCGTTAAAGATGGTACGATAGATGACAGTATAAACGAGATTTATAATATTGTTTTAGAGCAAGAAGTAGTAAGTTATTGCAGTTCTAAAGGGTCGTATACTTTTGACATTTATGACTTTGGAGAAAACAGCGGCTATTGATGAGATACCGGGCGTTGGTCGACCAACGCCCTTTTTTATTCCCTCGATATTTACAGAATATATTATATAGTTATAGTTATAACTATAAGAGGCCGCCAGGCCTGGAGTGCCTGGAACCCGAAAACCCCGAACCCCGAAAACCCGAATTATATTTAAAATAACCGAAATTATTTACTTGCATTACTATGCAAAATATTGCAGTCTATACTTAGTATTTATTAGGAAAGGATAAAAAAATGGATACTTTAGAACTAGATCACAAAAGCGCGACTAGGCGCGAAATAGAGAAAAGATTTGAATTTCTCACAATATGTGGCGAGGCGTGCATTGAGCCGTCAATTGCTATGGAAAACCCCAATATTGAATTTAACTACGCGATTGGCAACCTTGACGCCGTGCGCGATCATATAGAATGGGATTTTTGATATGAGAAAAGAAACTTTAAAAATCGCAACTGCTTTTTTGCGTGGCGTTCCAGCTCATGCGGCCAGAACGTCAACCGACGGCGAAAACGTTTTATTGCATGGTCATTGTATAGCGTGGAAAGGGGGGAACGATGACGTGCAATTCTCTTTTAGAAACTGGCCTACTGTAACAACTAGAGAGCGCATTAACGGCGTTTTAGATATTCTAGGTTACAGTTGTTTTGGCGTATCGCAACGCGATGGTGAACAATGGCTTGTTCACAATGCAAAGAAAATTAGAAAACTAGCGACAACGGGCACCGCATTTTGCACAGGTGAGTTAGATGATATCACCTATTCACCACGGCGTGGTAAATAATGATGATTAAAAAAGAAATTTGTTCCGATATCGCAAGCATTGCAATCGAGAGCTCGGGAACTGTTTTCACAATTCCAAATAATATCGGTAGTGACGGGGGGTTCTTCGTCACTATCCACACAAAAAAAGAAACCGTTAAAGATCTAAATTTTGATACGTTCAAACAAATTCTTTATATTGCTAACGAAGCGAGAATTTGTTGGTCAGATTGTTTTAATCCATTAGAAGAAGAATTTATAAAAAGCTTTTATGGAAAGATTAATCAAGAACCTTTTGTTGCGACATTAGACCGAGGAAAATGGGCGGTTCATTGTGACGGGGGAAATTGGATCTTTATTAAAGAATAAAAACTTGCCCCGGCGTTCGCGCCGGGGTATACTGATCCCAGGTTGATGAGCCTAGCAGCGTTACCAGGATCATAACATTTCCACAATACTATCCTTTCTAGTTATGGTTCTGGTTAACGCT